TTTTTTATGCCCATAAGTTACTCATCAGTAGAGGGGGCTTCGGATTTGACCTAGATGTTACTCGTCAGTAACTTACTCATCAGTAATGTTACTCACGAGTAGAGGGGGCTTTCGTGGCGTATGTGGTCAGGCGTGGCTCACGCTTCACAGGCTATTACAGGCAGGGCTCTAAACGCCTGTCTGCTGGCACTTGGGCTTCCGAGAGTGAGGCTCGGTATCAAGCCCTACGCATGGAGAATGGGGGCTCAGAGAGCCCTTCAAGGGCTAATTTGACCCTTTCTGAGTATGCCGAAAAATGGCTTAGAACCGCCGAATTACTGCCTATCACGAAGAAGGGGTATGAATCCCTTTGGGGCAGGTATCTAGCCCCTCAAATCGGCTCTAAACGCGTTTCTGAGGTATCCACGCTTGAAGTCCGAGAACTCTTGGGCGAATTGAAGGCTCAGGGGGTCGGTGGCGCAACGCTGGCTCAAATCAAGGCGTGTCTAGGCTCTCTCTACAAATGGTTACAAGAGGGGCAAATAGCCCAAACCAACCCGACTCGTGGCATAAAGGTCAAAGTAGGCAAATCGGACATTTCCAATGTGGTCGAGCCTGACGAGTTCAAGAAGATTGTTAGTCACTTACCGACAGAGGGTGCGAAGTTGTTTGCGAAGTTCCTTGTTGCTTCGGGCGCACGCTTCGGAGAAGCCACAGAGATTCGATTAAAAGATTTTAATTTCAATACAAAAGAAGTTTTTATACAGAGGCGAGTGAGTGAGTTAGGCAAAGCACGCAATAACGGAAGTAGATTCTTAGTCGTAGATGCCACTAAGTCAGGTTACAAGCGTTCAGTTGTATTGCCCGAAGCCCTGTTACTAGAGATAAAGGCGTTTGTCAGGGCAAATCGAATAGCAAAAGAAGAGTTAGTCTTTGAGAGAAGCAAAGTCATACCAAAAGGTAAAATTAAAGATTCTCGTGGCACAGCAAAGTCTTTACGACCATTCGTGAAAGACGGAAAACTGTTCCAACATGGCACGCTCAGGGCTTACGCAAGTGGGTCTTGTAGGTGTGACGATTGTAAAGCGATAGTTCGAGAGTATCGAAGGTCGCAAAGAGCAAAGTCATACCAAAAGGGTGAAGTCATACTTGACGAACCGAGTCACCTGCCACGAGATACATGGAGAACCATTTGGAACAAAGCAATAGCCAAATCAGGCATGGGTTGGAGTCCAAGAACTCACGACTTACGACATGCGAACGCAACGCAGTTACTTAAAAACGGCGTTGATGTCCATGAAGTAAAAGAGCGATTGGGTCATCAATCCATAAAAACTACCGAACGCTACTTACACCGCGTTCGACACCAGAAATCAAAGGCGAGTGAAATTGTCAATGACTTTCTGGGTTAGGAGAACTGATGAAACTAGAAACACAAAATCGGCTTGTAGTGTTGATTCTAACTACCGCGTTCCTTTCAGGAACATTCGGAGTAGGGAGAATCACTCCAGCGTTTAGCCCCACAAAGGCAGAGGCGTTGGAAGCCCAAGTCGAGCAAGAGTCCAGCGACAAGTTGCTTGCCAAGTTCGAGAACTCTCACAAGTTGAGTGACCTAGAACTAGTAGCCCTACTGAAAGCAGTTGGGTTCGAAGGGCAAGACCTACGAGAAGCATGGGCAGTTGCGAAGAAAGAATCATCGGGTAGACCGCTCGCACATAATGGGAACGCCTCAACAGGCGACAACTCATACGGCTTGTTTCAGATAAACATGCTAGGAGAGTTGGGTGCAGACAGAAGAGCGAAGTTTGGATTGGATTCCAATGCCGAACTGCTAAACCCTGTGGTAAACGCTCAGATTGCTTATCACATGAGCAATGGGGGCGAGAATTGGAGTGCGTGGAAGGGAATGACCGCTAGAACCCAAGAATGGATAGCAAAGTTCCCTGATACCAAGCCAAAAGCCAAAGCAATAGCAAAAGGCAAAGGCAAGAACTAAATAGGTAAAGCAATAGGTAAAGGCTTAAAAAGCAAAGTCATACCAAAAGCAATACCAAAAGAGAAAGCCCCTCAATTACGAGGGGCTTTTTCCTTATGTGTTTGAGATTAACTTTATCTCACACGCATCAGTTGTGCAATACGCTTCACCAATTGCATCGGCTGCCATTCCAGCATAAACGCCACTAAAATCAATCGGGAAGATTTCCATAGTTGCATCGTTGTAGAACTCTTCACCTATCTGTGTGTAAGGCATTTGAGGATAGATATGGTTACCACTTGGTAAGAATGAGACTGTCTTTAACTGTCCGTCATACATGTGAAGCACAGTTCCAATAGCCGAAGACTCTTTTTCAGGGTCAAATGAGATAGTCACACTTACAGAGTTATCTGACCAATATCTTTGTGCAGTAGCAGCAAGTGCCATCTTCTCGTAGATACTTACATCCTTCTCAGAACGTATAGCATCTGACTTTACAGGGAAGAAGACAACAGAAGTCGTATCAGGAGATTCATTGGCGGGTTCTACTCTGTAATTCGCCATCTTAAACAATGGAAGCATTGGGTCATTGTTTGCAAAACGAATAGCACGCATAAAGTATTTGCCACCAACAGACCAGTGAACTCCAGGAGATTCACCAGCAAGGATAGAGACTGTTCCGCTTGGCTTAACAGTTGTAGTCTTGATTGACTCACGGATACCTAGCCACTCAGAGTAGTTCTTGTCATAACTTTGAATTACTGAATAGCCTTTATCCATCCACTCACGAAGAGTTGGCAAGCCCCTGTTATCTGCAAAGTTTGCAACGCCAGATATAGAAGTTCCAATACGACGATTGCGCTGCATGATGGCGTTGGTCTCTTCCCAGTGAGTAGGAAGAAGCGTTACAGTCTTTGCATAAAGATATGCAAACTTTAGGGTGCGCAAAAAGTCTTCTAGGTTCTCGTGGCGATTGAGGTAGGTCTCAACTAGTGTGCAGCATTCGTAGGATTCAAGTGACTGTTCAGCGCATGGGTTGTAGCCAACAGCACGCCAATCCTTGTTGTTCTCAGGGTCAGCAAGGCGACCATACTTGCGAGTGACATCCATCCAGATAACTCCTGGCTCACCGTTGCGAGCAATACCATCAATGATTGGCGATAGGTCTTGACCAACAGATACCTCAACAGAGTTGTTTGACATCCAGCCATGAGCAAGGCGCTCTGGGTGTTTGTCGTAGTTCTTAAGGTTTAGAAACTCTTCATCATCAAGTCTGCCCATAAGCAACTCAGCAGAACGACGAACATTTCCAGATACAACACAGACACCAATCATGTTGCCGATGTCTGCGATGTCTCTGCGAGTTAATTTCTGACCTGCACGACTATCGAACATTCCACGAATCAAGTCGTGAAGTTTAATTAACGGGTCTGGTCCTGCTGCTGTTCCACCAAATATCTTAATTGGTTCTCCTGCTGGGCGAACCTTTGAATAATCAAACTTTGGAGCCTTAGAGTCTGGTCGTAGGTAGGCATTAATAAGTGATGCAGTTGATTCAACCCAGCCTTCTCTTGTATCAGGGATTTCATAATCGAGTTCTCCTTGTGGTGCATAGATAGTGAAGTCTTTGTCTGCGCCCTTGTCATCAAAACCAACACCAACTCCCAGCATCGATGCTTCCATTAAGAAAGCAAATGGTTTTGCTGGGTCTGTCTTTGTCATGGAACCAGTCGAGACGAATGCACAGTTTTGTAATGCTGCGGAGTTTCGTTGGACATTCACAAGAGGCGTGCCCATGACCCACAGACCACGTCCAGGTGGTGTCCACTTTAGATTGAAGAGGCGGTCAAATGCTTCCTTAGCGGAGGCTGCTGCTTTGGCATCAGACCATGGAAGACGTTGACTCTTAGCGTGGTCCTTCTGTAGAGAGTACATGCCATTGATAACCCGCTCACATACATCAACCCACGTCTCTTTGCGACCATCTTCCTTTAGACGAGAATAGGTACGAAGAAAGGTAATCTCTCCTACAGAATTCCCGCCAGCGTCTTGATAACCAAAAGGTGACTTCTTGCCTTTGTATTGAGTAACAAAGTCTTCAGCCAACTTAAAAGAAAAATAATTCATATCCCCTACCATTTCATATAATTGTTAAATACCCCTAAAAAGGGAGGAACATTGTTATGTTCAAAATCCTATCATGCACCTATCAATAGCAAAAAGTTCAAAAGTTAATGCAGGTTGTTAAACTATTGATAAACCTTTTTAGACCAAAAGTTGTTTTTGTATGCCCTGTCTATTTTTCCAAAAAATTGACGCATTCTTCGTGGGTGACTTGTTTCATCGTAAAGTTCAACTTGAGACTTCCATAAATCTCTCTTTATTGGGATTAGTTGAGCAACAGGCGTTCCTCGTTCAATAATACCTTCAAAGTCTTTTTTAATCACAAAAGGAAATTGAGTAGACAACGGGTAAAGGTCTGAATCAACAACTCCTGTAAAAGTATGAAAGGGAAGGTCTAGCCTGTTAGAAGGATGAGAACAATAGAGACTGTAACCTGGAGGAGTTTGTAACTGCCATTCATTTGCCCATTTAAAAACTTTATTTGAATATTCTTCTGAAATGTAAAGATTTGGATGTTGTTCTGAAGCATGTTCAGTAACTAATGTAGAAGAAGTTCTCCACCAAAGACCTTGAAAACCTGTTTGAGTATCTATTACAACTTGAATATCGTCTGACAAAACCAGCATATAACCTATGGTCATTCCATCCAAAAAGGGGGTGCAACGTTTTACAGTAGTATTTACGCTTCTTTCACCAGGAATTACTTTAAGTTTCTTTTCACCATTCATAAACTGAGGTATAGTCCTGTACCAATTTGGTATGGTCGTGATGGCAGGGACTGGAGAAGAGATTTCTATAGAAGTAGTTTTTAAATCTGGTATAAACTTTAAAATCTTAATGATTTTACTCCCCATTTTACCTGTTATCAGATATCACTCTTCAATAGATTCTGTGATTATTTTTGTAACCGTATCTTCTTTTAGCGTTTCTGGCAACTCACGTAATGCTTGAGCACGGTCTCCAAAGATGGCTGAAAGAACGCCACCAGCGCTCTGGCGTTGGGCTGTAATCTGTATAAACTCCTTGTTAGATTCCATCTCCTTGACCTGATTGACTAACTTAAATAGTCGGTCTATCTCTTGTGAAACGTTAGGGTCTGCATACCCACCGTTCACTTCTTCGGCAAAACGCATGAACGCTACACGCTGTCCTTGCATCTCAATTATGGCTGTGAGCAGGGCTTTTAGTTGTTCCTTGGTCTTAACTTCTACTGGAAGATTGAAGGCACAAGAATTATCAGGCTTGAAAGCAGGGCAATTAGCAGCGACAAAGCAAGTGTTGCACTGACGAATTGAACTACTCTGCGTTTGAATGACGGGTACATCTTTAAGAATGTCCTTTCCATCTTCATCTGTTTCTACTACAGTTTTTGTTTTAAAGCCAAAGACAGGTAAATTCTGCATCTCTTCAGGGGCTCGTGGAACCACTTCACTTCGCTCCACTTTCCTCCCTTCCACCCCACT